ACAGGTACTTACGCAGGCGGATATACAGGCTATTATTCTGGCGCTTATGCTGGTACATACTCAGGAGCATTTAACCAGACATTTACAGGTGCATTCGCCGGTGTATATCAACAAACCTTTACGGGTACGTATTCAGGTGGATATATTGGATACTATTCTGGCGCTTATGCTGGTACATACTCAGGAGCATTTAACCAGACATTTACAGGTGCATTCGCTGGTGTATATCAACAAACATTTACCGGTTCTTACTCGGGTACATATCAGCAAACGTTTACAGGTGGGTATGCAGGGACATATTCAGGGTCTTATAATCAGACATTTACAGGCGCTTTTTTAGGTAGTTATGAAAGTTCTTTCACTGGATTTTATTCAGGTGCCTATAGTAGATTATTCACTGGTAGCTACACAGGTGCGTATACTGGAATATATGTGGGTTCCTATGTTGGTACATTTAATCAAACATTTACGGGTAGTTTTGCAGGCACATATTCAAGAGTATTTTCGGGATTATATTCCGGTGGCTACACGGGTGCATTTACTGGAATATATGCCGGTGCTTATGTTGGCAACTTCCAAGGCAATTTCACAGGTAACTACTCTGGTGGCTACACAGGTGCATTTACTGGAATATATGCTGGTGCTTATGTTGGCAACTTCCAAGGCAACTTCACAGGAAATTATTCAGGTGGATATACAGGAACATTTTCGGGAATATATGCTGGTAGTTATGTAGGAGGGTATCAGGGCAACTTCACAGGAAATTATTCAGGCGGATATACCGGCACATTTACTGGTGTATATGCAGGCGCTTATGTTGGAAGCTATCAAGGGAATTTCACTGGAAGTTTTATTGGTGGCTACACACGTGTGTTCTCGGGCACATATTCCGGTGTATATACGGGTGTTTACACAGGTCAATTTACAGGGATATACTCAACGTTATTTACAGGTGCATTCAGTGGGATATACGCAGGCGGATATGGTGGGAGTTTTCTAGGAAACTTCTCAGGGCTGTATTCGGGCGGATACACAGGAGCGTTTACAGGTATTTACACAGGTATCTACACAGGTGGGTATACTGGCACCTTTACTGGAGCATACTCAACACAGTTTACAGGTACATTTACAGGTGGATATGCAGGCACGTATGCCGGTGCCTACCAAGGCAACTTCACAGGCGTGTTCCAAGGTACGTACCAACAATCATTTACAGGTAATTACACCGGCATATACAGCCAAGCATTTAGTGGTACATATAACCAAGCATTCACAAGAAACTTTACTTTTGATTATACCGGTACGTTTTCGGGACCATATGTAGGATTTTTCACTGGAAGTTATTCACAAGTCTTCAGTAGATTTTTTACAGGATCATATACGGGTCAGTTCACAGGCGCTTATTCGGGCATATACAGTCAAGCCTTTACAGGTGCGTTCTCTGGCAATTATACAGGTATCTACAGTCAAGCATTCACAGGTGCTTACACGGGTATATTCAATCAAACATTCACTGGCGATTTCGTAGGAAAATTTAATCAAACCTTCAGCGGTATTTTCATTGGTTCCTATAATCAACAATTCACTGGTGCTTTTAGTGGTGGGTATACGGCGGTGTATACTGGCGCTTACAGTCAAGCCTTTACTGGTACATTCAGCGGCATTTATACTGGTCAGTTTTCTGGTGCGTACACGGGAGCATTTGGTTCATTGTTTACAGGAGTATACAGCCGTATATTCACTGGATCTTATTCGAGCGCATTCACAGGCCAGTTTAACCAATCGCCTGTTTACACGAGCGTGTATTCAAGACCATATGCTGGCGTGTATGGTCAGACGTTTAGTAGTACGACATATCCAGGTGCGTTTTATGCACAAGCGTTTACAGGAGAGTACACAGGATCGTATACAGGAACCTCTATCTTTGGGTTCACAAGTAGTTTTTCTAAAGCATTTACTAGTTTGTTAGGTTCTTTTTCATCGTTATTTACAGGACTATATACTAACATAACAGGGCAATATCTAGCAGCTTGGTCGGGGTTGACAATAATGTCAACGCCGGAAACAATTCAAACACTTAAACTTTGGGTACGAACAGCATGAAACGAACTATTGTAAATCCGCATTGGGTAAACAATGCAAGAACAGTTATCTCTGCTGAATTTCATTATGATGACGGTAGGGTAGCGCAGGCAACGATTTCCGAGTCGGATGTTACTAATCCAGACCTTGTTGAAATTAAATCAAAATTTACGGACGAGCAACTTGAAGCTAACACGCGTAAAAAAATTCAAGAGATCAATGCCGAGCGTGAGCGTAAGCATCAGGAAGAATTGGCTAAGGCTCAACGAAAACAACAAGAAGAATTGTTTGCAGCTAAGCTAAGAATTTTTGAGATCGACGCCATTAAAGAATCAGATAATCGAGTGCTCAAAGCAAAGATAAGAAAGTCAAAGAGTGATGTTGAGGCTATGGCGTGGGCCTCGGCTTTGTTGCTTGATATAGCCCAAAAGGAAATAGCAACAAATTCAACGGCGGAGTAAAAATGAATATTCGTAATGGTTTTTTAATTGTTGCATCACAACTCAAAGAGTATCTAGATTCGGCAAATTATCTGGCGAGTAGTATAAAAGACTACTATCCCGAAGCACACATCACTCTTTTTGTAACTCCAAAGCTAGAGCAATATGCTGACCGCAGTGCCTTTGATCTAGTTATATCTGAGGATGTTCCGAACCATGTGCGTACAAAGTTGTACGCTCTCTCCAGAACACCATACACTGAGCTTACTGTTTATGTTGATGCAGATATGGAGTGCATGCACTCTGATGTCTCGAATATTTGGGATGAAATGCCTGAGGATTGTGACCTCCTGATTACAAAAATACGTCCCTATAACGGTAAAGAGGATCGTTGGCCGGGAGGTGCGACGATACCTCAAGGCCGTATGATATATCATGGTGGTTTTTTTATGTACAGATCAAACCCACAAACACTTGAGTTTATGCGTAGGTGGTGGGAGGATTATAAATTACAAAGAAGTGAACCATGGCCTTATCCTGAAGAAGAGTGTAGGAAGTCCTTTGCTCAATGGGATCAATTTACTTTTTGGAAACTTTTAGCTGTTGACAAGCTAGATGTTAAGGTAGGTGTTTTTGATGATGATGCAAGATGGAATTTTGTAAATGGTTATTATCCAAAAGAAGCCAAAAAAGAGATCGTTTTTTGGCACCACACTATTCCTTCTAAGCACGAAAATATAGGGATCAAAGCTAAATGAAAGAAATTCAAATAAACAATAAAGAACTTAAACAAATTTTAAATGATTGGTTAGAGGTTCTTTTGAGAGCAGATCGTTCGAAATATCCCTATCAAGCAGGCGTGGGTAAAACTGGATTAGTGACTCCAGAGTATGCATGTAGTATGGAATACTTGCAACACATGCAAAGTAAAAAAGTAGACGGATTCCCAGAAACAACACATGGTGTTGATCTAATGAGGTTTCGACCACCACACCAATCCCTTGCCGACGCTTTGGTAAAGCTAGACTACGATCTACTCAATTGGTCTGGATCGCGCAACAATGCGGTTAAGATGCTCTATCCTAAAGGCGGGTATATGGGCTGGCATCATAATGCAAACGCGCCCGGTTATAACATTCTTTTATCATGGTCTGAAAAAGGTACAGGTTTCTTTCGTTACCAAGATCCAATAACAAAAGAGATTGTCACGATGCAGGACACGCCTGGGTGGACGTGTAAAGTTGGATATTATGGACCATGGCATGAGCCGGATCGAATCTACTGGCACTGCGCAAGCGCACATGAAGAAGAGCGGGTAACGCTAGGGTATATCATTCCTCATGAAGGGATGTGGAATAATATGTGCGATGATATTCAGTCAGCGTAATATTTTCTAAAGAAGTGTTCGTAGTGTTTGGGTAGGGTTGGACCGTTAAAAAGTATCACAGGTATTTTTTTAACGGTCTCAACAAACTTACTTTCTCTATATGCTTTTTGGACTGGGTCGTACAACGCATTCTCTTCAATGTCTACGCCGTAAAGAAAAGAATAAAATTTTCTTGTTGGAAAATATCCAATATTCACGTTGATATTTTCTTTCTCATAAAACAAAAAAGAGTCCATACCCCATCTATATTTGTTCATAAATGATTCAGGATCTCTAGATACAAACTCCCAAATTTTTTGTGGTTTGTTTTCTTGCCACGTCATGCAACTACTGTTAAACGGATGGTGAAATATTGGGAAACCATAGTCCCATTTTGGTCTCCACTCTGCTTCAATTAGTGTTAGCTCATTATGATTAAAAGCAGTGATGTCGTTAATGTCGTGTTTAATGACAACATCGAGATCAAAAAAAATACGATCACCAGTTGGTAGTTGATCGTTTACTTGCTCACTGAACAGAAACATCTTATTGTAGACGACGATATCAAACTCGTTTTCAACATATTCAATGATATTGATACCATGTGAAATCCCTTCGGGATTGTCCGTGTAGCAGAACATCTTGAATGGTCTTGCTATGTTCTTGCGGCACATCCTAAATAAGTTATTGACCATAGAGCTAGGGTATTTCGTACCAACTTTAACACATAAAATAGTGAGCATTTCCATGGATATTCAATATCTAACAAAAATTTCAGATGTTTTAAGGAAGGGTGTGTCTACAGGGTTAAATGTGTTTGATTTCGCTAATTCATTCAGTCAAACACAACTCGAATCAAAAAAATGGTTGGTTGAAGAATTAAGTAAAGTTTCATTCAAGAAACAACCCACCATACTTATATTGGGTGGATGGTACGGAAGCTATCTTGTTCCACTGCTACGGCAGCATGTAAAACCTGATCACATATATTTCAATGATATCGACAGATCGTGTTTAGACGTTGCAAAAGAGTTACATACCAGATACAAAGAAGATAGAAGTATAAGTTTCCACCATTTTGATGCTACAGCAATGTTTCATCATTTTGATGCTGATATCGTTATAAACACTTCATGTGAGCACATGGAGCAGTACGAGGAGATGTTGAAGGAGGGCCAAGATACGTTATTCGTACTGCAGTCGTGTGATGAGGAAAGTGACCCGGGTCACGTAAACGTTTCCAAATCAACACAAGATTTTTTACACAAAGTTGGGTTAACGCGCGTATACATGCAGTCGAGAAAGAACCTTGGACACAAAAACAGGTTTTTGATCATAGGTAAACAATAGCATAAGTGTTTTTATAAATACACAAAAACAGAGAATTCTACTCATGGCCATAAAAGCAAATTTGATAATTGATCAAGGGACAGATTATCAAACAGATATAACACTTACGGACCTTGATGATAATGTTGTTAACTTGTCCGGGTATACAGCTAATGCCCAGATAAGAAAGTCATACACTTCGTCAAACGCTGTCAGTTTTTCTGTAACGCTTGGTGAAAATACTGGTATTGTGACGTTATCGTTAACCGATACACAAACAGCCAATATCACACCTGGAAGGTATTTGTATGATGTTCTCTTAACATCAAACAATATAACATCGAGAATTGTAGAAGGTATAGTTACCGTAACGCCAGGAGTAACGAGATGAGTGCAGGGATAAAAGTGCGACTTTCGGGTGGTGCTATTAGTCCGGCTGGAACCGTAACAATTAAAAATACAATTCAATCTGAAGTAAATAGAAGAATAGACCAGCTGTTAGACGTGGTGGCTGATACTGCAAACACTGCTGCAGGAAGCACTCTTGTTTATGATCCATTAACAGACAAATATGTCGTAAAATTATTAGACTTAGACGGGGGTAGTTTCTAAATGGCAAATTTAATTCAAATTAAACGAAGTGAAACGACAGCAATACCAACTTCACTGGAAGACGGCGAGTTAGCCTATACTAGTAATGGTGAAGTACTATTTATTGGTAGCAATGGTGTCGTTATTCCTATTGGTGGTCAACGGGTTCCTGGTGTTTTAACGGCTAACCAAGCTCTTGTTGTTAACTCTTCAAGTTCTATTGACTCTATCAAGGTCGCAAACCTTGTACCGACAAAGATTTATGCAAATGGTTCCCATGGTAGTGTGGGCCAGGTTCTTGTGTCTGATGGTGCAAATGTGTTTTGGGGTACAGGCACAGCTGGCACTAATACAACCATTCAGTTTAACGACTCTGGTACAGCAAACGGTATTGCAGCATTTACGTTTAATAAAGATACGAATACAATGTTTGTATCTGGCGCTATTACTGTTGGCTCAAATGTCATTACAAATACTTCTACTATTAGTATCGGTAACAGTACAGTTAACACGACCGCCAATTCGTCTGAGCTTCGTGTAAATGGTACTATAGTTAATAGTTCTATTGTCCAGGTTGCTGGACAATTCCGAGGCTATACAGCTAACGTCAGTACAAGTATTGAAGTTGGTTCAAATGTGTTTGTCAACACATCGACTATATCCGTTGGTAATTCAACAGTCAACACGCAGATAACCGGTTCACGTATACTGGTTGGTGGTGCCGATGATAGTTCCAATGTCACTTCAGGTGCGGTTGTTATTGATGGTGGTTTAGGTGTTGGTAAGAGAATAAACACAAAAGAACTAGCTGTTGGTAACACAACTGTTTATTCGTCTGCAAATGGTACGACAATTGTAACACAAGACGTGTTAGCAACAGGTACTGTGAATGCGACAGTTTTGAGTGTCGGCGGTTCGGTTGTAGGTAACAACAGCGGTATCTTTACATCAGGTGTTGTCAACGGTGATATTGTCCAGGTCGGTTCTAACTTTAGAGCCAACACAACACAAACATCTGTTGGAACGTTCTTAACTGTTGCTGGTAATGCAGTTGTTAATGGTCAGCTCACAGTTAACAACACAGCTGCTCTTGGTAACACAACCATCACCGGTTTTGCAAATGTTTCAACATCGTTGAATGTAACTGGTGCAGCAACAGTCAATGGTGCCTTGACGGTTAACAACACAGCGGCTGTTGGTAACACAACAATAACAGGTTCGTTAGGCACAACAGGTGCAGCAACAGTCAATGGTGCGTTTACTGTTAACAATACAGCAAGTGTTGGTAATACAACAATCACAGGCTCGGCTAATGTAACAGGTCACCTACAAGCTAATTCTTTGAGTGTTGGTGACACAACAATCAGTGGTAACCTAACCGTTACAGGCACACTTACAACCGTCAGTGCCAATAATATCAGCATCACCGATTCAATGATCCAGCTGGCATCTAACAATACAACAACAGATGTGCTGGACATCGGTTTGTTTGGTAGTTATGAAGCCGGTGATAGTGGTAACCATGAACATACTGGTTTCTTCAGAGATGCAAGTGATTCGGGTGTTTGGAAACTGTTCGAGGGACTAGAAGTCTCCCCTACCACAACCGTCGATACAGGTAATAATACTTTTGAATTTGCAACGTTGCAAACATTCTTGAAAACGGGTGGTGCAGGTTTAACAGGTTTAATAGCAAACTCAACAACTATTGCTTTAACTGCAAACAGTACATTGAATGTTGCGATCGTTGCTAACACATTGACACTATCAACAGCTCTTGCTGGTAATTCTGGTGGTACTGGTCTTGCAAGTTATACAGCTGAAGATATCCTTGTTGCAAACAGCACAAATGGCTTTAGAAAACTTGCACTGGGTACAGCAGGTCATGTATTACAAAGTAATGGTACAGCATTGATTTATTCAACATTGGACGGTGGTTCGTTCTAAATGAAAAAGGATTGTTATGGAAGCAGATTTGGTAAATGCGTTCGTTGAGAAACAGCGTGATACGATAAATGAATTTGTAGCAAAGAATGTAATGTTGGAGGCGCGGCTTGTTGTAGTTGAGAAGAAGCTACAACAAGCTGCTGACCTTAGTGATAAGATTGCTGATGGTGAGCTTCAGTTGAGGCTAATGAAAACACAAAACGAATCGATGTCGGTTATAATCGATAAGCAAAAACAAAAAGAAAAAGAATTAAAAGAAAAGACTGATCAGCTCCAGGAAAAAAACGAACAGCTTCAGAAACTTGTAGATCAACTTACCAATGAAAAAGAAGCCCACAGACAAAAAGCAGAAGCTCTTCGTAAAAAAGCTGAAGAGTTAATGCAAAACAACTAAAGTTAAAAATGTCACAAATCATTCAAGTTAAACGAACAGACGTTGCCGGTCGTACACCAAATACGACAAATGTTGCTAATGATCAGTACATTTATGAAGGGGAATTGGCCCTCAACATGGCCGATAGGAGACTTTTTACCTCCAACGGATCTGTAGTTATCGAGGTCGGTGCAAATTTAACCAGCTTAAATGTCGTGGGTGGTACAACTGTTAATGGTACACTTACCATCAACAATACTGCAAGTATCGGGAACACAACTATTACTGGTTTTGCTAATGTATTGAGCAACTCATCTGTTGGTTTACGAGTATCAAGAAGTGATTTTGGTTCCCAATACATTGATATCAAGTCATATTCAACCGGACATTTATTAACATTTCAAGCTGCATCTACTAACCCAAAATCTGTTTACTTTAATATAGATGTTAATGGTAACACAGCTGCTGATACCCGTTACCTGCTTCAAATTGACAGTGTTGAAAAGTTTAAAGTTAATTCATCCATAGTAGCAGTCAATAATGATTTAACGGTTACTGGTTTTGCTAATGTAACATCTGCAATACAAGTCGGTTCTATGTTCGTTGCAAATAGTACGATGGTGAAAATAACAAGTGACGATAAGTTAACATTCAATAATGGCACAACACAGAACACCGCGTTCCGTGTGTATAACGAGAGTGGTACACGTATAGCCTAAATAGTTCCAAAAGGAGAAGTGTATGGCTGTACCAACCACACGAGCAGGGTTCAAAGAATATTGTCTCCGTGCTCTAGGCAAACCTGTTATTGAGATTAACGTTGATGACGATCAAGTAGAGGATCGTATTGATGAATCCCTTCGTTATTATTGGGATTACCATTTCGATGGTACAGAAAAGGTTTATTATAAGCACGCCATAACCGCTCAAGATAAAGAAAACAAATACATCACATTGCCTGAAAATATCATAGGTGCTGTCCGTGTGTTCCCTATTGGCGATCCATCAATTCGTTCAGACGACTTGTTTAATATAAGATATCAAATTGCTCTCAATGACCTCTATACATTAACAGCATATTCAATGATTCCCTATTACATGGCAATGCAACATCTAGCCCTGATTTCGGAGTTTTTAGTTGGACAACAACCGATCAGATACAGCCGTCACCGTGATCGTCTACACGTTGATACTAAGTGGGATAATTATAATGTTGGAGATTATCTTCTAGTTGAAGCATATGAAGTTTTAGACCCGGACACATTCTCAGAAGTTTGGTCTGATAGATGGCTACAAAATTACTGTACACAAAAGATTAAGTATCAATGGGGTGCTAATCTAACTAAATTCATTGGAATGCAGTTGCCAGGTGGCGTACAATTCAATGGTGAAAAGATTATGAACGATGCAAAAGATGAAATAGAGAAGATGGAAAAGGATATGATCCTTAATTATTCTCTGCCTGTTGCGGACATGATGGGATAACATGGCAACAAACTTCTTCTTCAATAATTTTACAAGTAGCCAGGAACAAACGTTACTTGAAGATTTAATTATTGAATCGATAAAGATTCACGGTGTTGATGTAATTTATCTACCTCGTAGCACAGGTACTGTTGATGCTGTTTTCAATGAAGATATAACACGTAGTTATGTTGCTGCTGTACCTATTGAGATGTATGTGAAGAATGTTGAGGGATTTGCAGGGGATGGTGACTTTCTCTCTAAGTTTAATTTAGAAATACGTGATCAGATAACGTTCACGGTTGCATTTCGCACATTCGCCAATGAAGTAATTGCTGCGGATACGACGACAGGGGATGCTACGAGAGACAGGCCGTTGGAAGGCGATCTGATTTATTTTCCATTCAATAAAAAAATATTTGAGATACGTTTTGTTGAACATGAATCAGTGTTCTACCAATTGGGTTCTTTACAGATGTATGATCTCAAGTGCGAGTTATTCGAATACAACAACGAGTACTTTGGTACGGGTGTACCAGATGTTGATCGCTTAATGTATAACTACTCTCTTGGTTCGGAACTGTATGGAATCAAAACAGAGAATAGCTATCTCATCACAACAGAGGATGGGTATCCGTTACTACAAGAGGAATTCGACAGTAACGATCATGAAAACGATCCCTTATCCCAGAACGAGGAAATTGAAACAGTGGCTGATGGTATCATTGACTTTACAGAACGCGATCCTTTTAGTGAGGGTACGTACTAATGTTCGGTCATGTTTATTATCATAGCTTGATACGGAAATATGTGGCCGTGTTCGGTACACTATTTAACGACGTGTACCTGAATCGTTACGATACAGACTCAGATATGAGAACATCCATTAAAGTACCTATCACATATGGACCACGTGAAAAGGTGCTTGCACGGGCATTGGCTGATCCAGATTTGAATAGAATGCCTTCTATAACATTACCACGAATGACGTTCGAAATGACGTCATTGCAATATGCATCAAATCGTAAGCTAAACACAATTGGTAAGAGGGTTGTAAAAGATACAACCGATCCAAATCAGTTGAAGTACCAATACAATCCTGTTCCTTATGATATAAGTTTTACATTGTCTGTCATTACAAAGAATGCCGACGAAGGTGCTAACATAGTTGAGCAGATACTACCTTTTTTTACACCAGAGTGGACGACTTCTGTCGAACTGATACCAGAAATGGATTATGTCGCTGACATCCCTGTTGTTCTCGATAGAGTTAGTTGTATGGATGAATATGAGGGGGATTTTTTAAACAGACGCGCAATTATTTGGACGTTAGATTTTACTATGAAGGTTTACATTCTAGGTCCAATAAGAAAGCAAGGTATTATCAAGTTTGCAAATACAAACATTTATGACTACACATCTTCACCCAACACTCATCTCTCAAGTGTCGATGTACGACCTGGCCTACTAGCAAATGGTTCACCAACAACCAATAGTGCTGCGACAGTCTCTATTGACTTAATTGAGTCAGATGATAATTATGGTTATATTGTTACAGTGACTAATCCAAATGAATAATGACCCCATAGCCAATGCTCTTGATATAACACCACTTGCACCATCATCGCCAATTATTCAGCGATTTGAAGATAACCAAGTTGTTGATGATTTTGAGTTTGCAAGGACAAATCTAATTAATGCCATTGAGCAAGGGCAGACTGCGTTGGCTGATATTGTAACGGTCGCAGGCATGTCCCAACATCCTAGGGCATATGAGGTTGTTGCAACTTTGTTGAAAACTGTTGCAGATGCAAACAAGGACTTACTTGAATTGCAAAAACGAAAGAAAGACTTGACTGGTATTGGACCTGCCCCAACAACAGTGAATAATAACTTATTTGTTGGTAGTACGGCAGAACTCCAGCAACTAATAAAGAAACAAAATGAGCAAGCTGGGTGATTCGTATCTAGGTAATCAAAATTTAAAAAGATCAAATGTAAAAATTGCTTGGACACCTGATCAAGTTCGGGAGTGGTTGAGGTGTGCTCAAGATCCTGTTTACTTTGTTGAGACCTATGTTAAGATTGTTAATATAGATAAAGGTCTTGTTAATTTTAACTTGTATGATTATCAACGTAATATTGTTGAGACTGCCGTTGAGGATCGTTTTGTAATATGTAAGATGCCGCGTCAGTGCGGTAAGACAACCACAATCGTAGGTGTTATGTTGTGGTATGTTTTGTTCCATCAGAACTATAGCGTAGCTATCCTTGCTCATAAGCTCCAACAAGCTCGTGAAATACTTTCACGTATACAACTTGCATATGAACATTTACCAAAGTGGATTCAGCAAGGTATTGTTGAATGGAACAAAGGTAATCTTGAGCTTGAAAACGGATCTAAAATCCTAGCTTCTGCAACATCATCGTCAGCTATACGAGGTGGATCGTTCAACTTAGTTTATTTGGATGAGTTTGCGTTCGTTGAAAACAATATGCAAGAAGACTTTTTTGCATCTGTGTATCCTACTATTTCATCAGGCACTACTTCCAAAGTACTAATCACATCCACACCCAACGGTTTGAATATGTTCTACAAACTATGGGTAGACAGCGAGGAAGGCAAGAACGACTACACGCGTATCGACGTTCACTGGAGTCAAATGCCGGGTCGTGATGAGAAGTGGAAACAAGAAACGATACGCAATACATCTGAAGATCAGTTCCGCGTCGAGTTCGAGTGTGAATTCATTGGTTCATCGCATACATTGATAAGTGCAACAAAGCTAAGAGTTTTAAGATCAATTCAACCAATTTTAAGTAATCCTGATACACGAATTTATGCGCAGCCTATTGCAGGCAGACAATATTTTACAGTTGTTGATACAGCACGGGGTGTGGAGGGCGATTATTCTGCGTTTATTGTTTTTGATGTATCGGAGCTTCCGTATCGTATTGTTGCTACGTATAAGAATAATATGGTTTCACCTCTGTTGTATCCAAATATTGTTTTCCAGCTTTCAAAACATTACAACAACGCTTATGTACTTGTTGAGACAAATGATATTGGTGAACAGATTGCAAACATACTCCAACACGATCTGGAATATGAAGGCATTCTTACGACAGTTAATAATGGTCGTAGCGGCCAAGTAATATCACCTGGGTTTGGGCAACAAACAAGACTTGGTGTTCGAACAACAAAAGCCGTCAAACGTATTGGTTGTATGGGACTGAAGACACAGGTTGAGTCAGATAAACTCATCATTAACGATGACCGCGTCTTGTATGAATTGTTTCGTTTTGTAAATATTGGTGAGAGTTACGAAGCGGAGGAAGGTCATGATGACCTAGTGATGTGTTGTGTTCTATTTGCGTGGGCAATGGGACAAACATATGTCAAGGAATTAACAAGTGTTGATTTACGACAGAAGTTAGAAGAAGAAACAGAGACCGCGCTAGAAGAAAGTATGATGCCTATCGGTATTATTGATAGAGGCGAAGCTGCAG